GGATCAGTTGTCTTAGTGTTCATCATATCCCTTACTTGTTTCCATTGTTCACTATTAGATGAAGAATCAAAACCAAAATATAAATCATTACTAGAGGTCTCGGTGGAAGCAGCATAGGTGCATAACACAGTTACATTAAAAACAGTCACCATATAGCCACTTAAAGCACCTACTAATGTTTTAGGTGAATCACTATCTGATAAAAGTTTTACTTCAGCATTAGTTAATGAAAACTTATCTGTTTGAATAACAAATTTTGAATCTATTTTCTTGCTCGTTCCTTCTGCTGAACCTGTGGTGTCATTTACATCAACCACCATATACAAGTCGCCACTACCTGTCTGTTGGTCTAATGCGGTCTTGTCTGTTAATCTTTGTCCTGCCATTATTTAATTTTTTAATATAATTTTTTAGCTTCTTAAAGTTTTCCAAACTGCTTGGATATGTCCTTCTTTTAACACCCATATATCGTAATATCTGCACCTTGTAAAAAACTCTTTACTCTATTACTTCTAGGCACATTACAATCTAAGTTTATACCTGCATAATAGTTTCTTGTCGTTGGGTCTAAATCAGAACCTGTGTTACTTGAATACTCACTAAAAGAACTTGTGTTATTTTGTAAGTAGTCAATACATCTTTGTCTGTAAAATTCTGCTGCATCTTTTGCTCTATCCATTAATGGTTGTATGTCTTCATAAGTAGCACTTGAAGATTGGTCTGTAGCACCCATAACCACGATTGCATTGTTCACGAATCTTAGTCGCATAAATGGTGCTAATTCTGCAAAAGCAAATTGAACTAATGCAGGTTGGATATATGTTTCTACAAGCGTTTTATAAGCACCTGCTAATGAACCTGCTTGAATATCTGATTTTATTTTAGCATCTAAATCAGTTCCAAGAATGGGTAATATATACATATCCTGTGCTAATAATATGTAAGGCATTATTAGGTTATCATCTACCGAACCCCCTAATGCTGTATCTTTCTTTAGGCGTGTCGCCGAAATCATTAATGTATGTTGTATTGCCATATTTTTATTTTATTTTACGCCTGGATAATGCCCTCTATTTGGCATATCTTCAGGTGCTATTACTGCATCTTTAATTCCTCTTGGTTTTGGTGTATATGTTTTAGGAATACTATCCGTTTTTTTATAATCATCTAAACTTTGTCCTTCTCTTAATTCTGTTCCTTCTTTTAATCTATATAGAATCACCTTCCAAGCGTGGCGGCAATAAACCCCACCTTTAAAACGAAATAAATCGTAAGGTCTACCCTTATGTCCTAGCCGCCTATTAACACCTTCTCGACTTGCTTTATCTATATCTTCTAATCTATATACAAATCCTGCTCTAGATAATCGCATCATATTTTCACAAAATGTTCTTGTAGATTTGCTAGGTTTTCTACTTTTTTTAATATACTTAAATCGTACTCTATAAAAGGACTTGTCTAAAGCACTAGGTGCATCTTCTTTACTTCTTATTTCATCTGCGAATTTCTTTTTGTTTTCCTTAATTAAACTTTTCGCCCATTCTTCATAATCATCAATTTCGCCTTCATCTTTTTCATCTACTATTTCCCACTTTTTATCATCTATTTGTTCGCCTTGTAATTCTTCAAAAATTATATTTAAATCATCATCAGACATTTCAACTAAATCTTCACTATCTATATCTTCATTTGTAACACCTTCTTTTTCTTGTTCTTCTTCTGATTGTGTTTTAGTAACTTCTAAATCAATGAAATCAGCAGGTTTAAGCGTTTTAAAGTACAAATCAAGGTTTATATCATTAACTCTAAATATCTTATCTAAACCCTTTAAAAGCGTGTTCTGGAAGGGAACGACCACAGTATTGTTAAATAAACTGTAAGCATCACGTAGTTCATCAGCATTGTTACCTAAGCCACCACCTTCTGAACGAATACCAAATAATATCGGACTTGTGCAACGGTGTCCTGCCAATATCTGATTTACGGCTTGTTTGCTCATTCCTTCCCAAGCTGATTGTGCATCATTCATTTGGATAGGTTCTATTACAGGTGCTGTTTCCTTTCCATCGTTGAAGGTTATTAGTATCTTTCCTGCATTTCCACTACCTGCGAATTTTTGATTCAGTTGTCGTTCTATAGTCCTACGTTCTTCTTCTGTCGGTACGCCGTTGCTAAAGCCAACGTGCATTGAAGGTGTCATGCCACTAGTTATATTAGATAAATGAAACTGAGCAATCTCTAATTCCATTTGAATCCAGTCCGTTGCAGCCACATAATCAGGTGCAAATCCATAAAATAATGCAGGGTTCTTATCTCTAATCATTAAGATTTGACTTGCATTACTTCTATCTTCTGTACTAAATGCTCTATAAGGCGTAGGTCTATATTCACCTTTTTTATATTTAGACCAATCAGCACTATAATAATAAGTATCTATTTCACCATCTACCATTTTACCACTTCTTATATATTGTGCAGGTATGTGTTTTATTTTAGCAATTTTACTTCTATCTCTTGACCATATTACATTCACATAGCACCCACCGAATAGCTTTAAGTCCATAGCTAAATCTTTTAAGACATCATCATCAGAATTGTGTAATAATTCCGTTAATCTTAAATATGATTCTTTTGTAGATTCTGATTCATCTACATTAGTAGCAGCTAATCCTTCACCATAAATCATAGCACCTATTGACTTAACCAAAGCACCATTGATAGCACTTCCTAAGAATAGTTCTAATAGATAATTAGGATATAAATTATCTTCACCAAAACTTACCCAATCTTGGTTAGATTTTTCCACTAAATGAGGAATGTTATAATGTGATAATTTTACTAGATTTAAATTCATAATTAGTCATTTGTTATATAAACTGATTCGGTATCAGAATCGTTAGTTGTATATTCTGTGTATGTAACAGAAGGGTTAGCATAAGCCTCGCCTTCTGCCCTAGAAGATAGGTTCATTATGCCTGTATACACTATTGGTCTTGTGTCAATAGTGCCTGGCAAAAAATTTGTTGTATTTTCCCTTATTGTTACATCATAAAAACCGTAAGGAAAATCATCATTTCCTAAATTAATATAACCCCCACCTACTGTTCCTGTGGTTTTAATAGTAAAAGTAATTTTTACATATCTGTCTTTATTAGTATACTCATAACTGCTTGGAACTATACTTTCCGATTTTCCTGTCATTTGACTTGTAAAAGTAATGATTGGTTTATACTGTATATTATCCTTATTTTCATATTTATCGTATGTATTTACATAAAATATGTTAGCAAAACCTAAGGGTGGTGTTTGAAAAGCACCTCTACTTGCTTGAATCATCTTTCTTTTTCTTTTTAGGTTTTTCTTCTATAAACAAGGCATTTCTAACACTTTCATTTAGTTTAAGTATTTGTGCTTGTGTTAATTCATCTAGTGGTATTCTAATAGTATCAATAGATTTGCCTTCCCATTCTTTTTTAAGTTTATACGCCATAGTATTTTATTATAAATATAAAAGTTAGTTAATTGTTTTTTAGTGTACAAAAAAAGGGGCAATAAAAACCCCTTTTCTTATATATATAGAGTAGCGATTAAGTTCCTACTGTAATAGTTAAGTTAGCTTCATCAGTCAATCCATCAAATGGATATTTAGCTGTAGCTGCACCTGCTGAAGCAGGTAACTGAATTAAAGCATTCTTTTCTTCTGCTGACCATTCTATTGTATACCCATTTAAGTCACCTTTAGCAGTTCCTGTTATAACAGTACCACCACTAACGTGGCACCCATTATCAATACCCAATAAAAAGACATTATCGTTAGCATCTTGAACAAAGATTTGACTTCTTGAATACGCCATTAATCTTAATTCATTTGTCATATCGTGGTCTATCTTTTGTAGAGTTACAGATAATGCTTGTGTGAAAAATGTAGTTCCATTAGCATTGTCAGAATTTATAGTAACCGTTAAACTAGATAGATTCTGAACTAAATCATATTTAAATACCTCAACAGTACCACCACAACAAGACCAATTAGCAAAACCTGCCGTTGTCATTTCAGTAGTATTAATAGTAGCTGATGCTGATACATCATTACTGTATGATTTAGCAATATAAATAGCTTTCAAGCCACCAATGGTGTCCTTGCAGTCAATCAAACGCCCTCTTGTGATATTACAAGCCATAATTATTATTTATTAAAAAGTTAAATAAAAGGGCAGTATATTTCAACTGCCCATTTAAAGTATCTATTAAGTCCAAACAGTTGAACCATATACACCATCTGTCGCTACTGCAACTTGTACGCCAACCGCAAAGTTCATAGTAACTCTTACGTTGTCGCTTCCATCGTATTCGTATGTTGGGATTAATCTTGCTTCAGTCCAATCCGTTGCTAGGTTAGTTCCAAATACTAAGTTCTCAGGATAAGTAAATACAATAGTGTCATTAAACATACCTGGACATCTGTAAATTGGGTAGCCAAAGTATGTCATATTATCACCATCTAAGTTAAACCCTGCACCTGATACTTGTCCTTGATTAGAACCTGCTGATGCTAATGCTTGAATATAAAAACCATAAGTTTTATTGTTCATATAAAAACCTGCACCTGGTTTAGTAAGTATTCCTGAAATATCAGAAGCAGCTTTATTATAAACAGAAGCCATATCAGTAAGAATATCTGAAGCAGCTAAAGCATCAGCGAAATCTACTTCGCTAAAATCTTTCATAGCACTTGCATCTGCACCTGTTTCATCTTGAGTTCCATCATCAGATAAGAAACCTGTTCCGAAAGGTGAAGCACCTTGCCATATACCTATCTCTAATTGTGCTGCTGCTTTTCCTGCAACAACCTTTAATAAGAAATCAGAAAATTCTTGTGGTAAGTTACCATTTCTATCCATACCCTGTCCAAGCCACGTTGGGAAAACGGTGCCACGGCATATTTCCTCGTTTACTTTTAGGTCAGTAAGAGTTAATACTTGTTCTGTACTTGATACACTATTCTCACTTGAGAAAGCACAAGCTGCCGCTACAATAGGATTGCTTGAAGCAATGTTATTTATAACTGCACTTTTTGTTAGACCGTCCATTGTTCTAACATAGCCTTTAGCTACTGTGTCAGGACTTCTCAAGGCAGCAGTAACATAAGGCAGGGCGTGTACACCTGCATAAGTATCACCTGTGATAGTTATGTCAAATTCACGCTTTTTTGATAATTGAATTTTATTCGCCATTTTATTTATTATTTATTGTTAATGTAATATGCTGTCCTTTCACTTACAGACAGTTTCGCTAAATCAATAGTTGAATTAAAATTAGAACCTTCAGGATTGTATTTAATACCTTCCGTTGCAGGTTCGCCGCTTAGTTCTACTATTTTACCTTTAAGTTCTTCAACTTGTGTCATAAGTTCACCAATCATTTCAGAACTCATTTCTGTTTTTTCTTCTTCAGAATCTTCTTTGGTTTCTTCAGATAATTCTTCAGTTTCTTCTGCGGCTTTTTCACCAAATACCGCTTTTTCTAATTCGGCAACCCTATCTTTTAATTCTTCATAGGATTTTGCCCAATCTGCTTTCTCAGCAGGTGTTTCGCCAGGCTCATCAAATTGTTCCTCTTTAGATTCTTCAGCAACTTCTTCAGACAATTCTTCTTCAGATGCCTCAACATCTTCAGCTTCTTTTTCTTCACCTAAGTCAAGAATTTCAGATGAATCACCAATAGTCATTCTGTTGCCATTTTCCATTGTATAGCTTCCTGCTTCCAATGCTTCTGCTTCGCCATCATCACCGATAGCAAAAACCTTAGACCCAATCATAAACTGCTCATCTTCTGTAGCAATAGTACGACCATCATCTAATTTCATTTCAGCGTAGAATTTTACGCTATAAGATTTAGGTTCATTTTTCATTTTTAAGATATTTAAAATTTTTTCTAGTGTTCCCATAACATTAATAAATATAAAAGGGTTAGTGTTGTTTATTTCTTTATCGTTTTACTGTTCTATTTTTGATAGCTGCACAGACCTTAGCAGCAGTTTCTTTATTGCCGTATTCCTTCATTTGGTCCCTCATACAATCGTCCCAAGAATACTTTAGCATAGCCTTTCTTTTAGCATAGGCAACATACTCTAACATCTTGTATTTTTTCTTTCTTTTTTTTCTTCCTGTTTCAGCGTGTTCTTCTCGCATTGTAGCTGAAGCGTGGTCATCACAAGGCATATATAATCTAACACCATCAACAGTATGAGTATGTGAACCTGAACAACCTTTAAACATTTCAGCATATAATTCTGCTTCTTCTTTTGTTCTAAATAATGGTTCACCATCTAAAGCACCTACAGGTCTTAATTCATTTTGTAGAATAACATCTTTTATTTTACCCATCATTACTTCATCAGGACAATCTTCGCATACTTCATCTAATATATCTTTTTCTTTAGATGCTTCAATTAGTTTATCCGTAAAGTAGCCTTCGATACTGAACCCACGAACTTCCTTGTTTTTGATAGCTTCCCATATTTCAGGATTATGTTCTGCACTTACTTGCACAAACCAAGTTCCTATTGGAAGATTATTAAAACCATACATATTGGACTTATCATATTTCTTATCTTCCTTAATCCACGATTCTACGACAGTTAAACCCTGTAGTGGTTCTTTATGTTCAAGAGTATGATTATTGTTGTTTAAACTAGCCATAAACAGCTTCTGTGCTTGTTTAATCGTTTCTTTAGTAAAGAATACATCGTATTCTTCGTTTGTTTCCTTGTCTAATCTTGGAATCTTTTTGTCAGGTATTAAAATCGCACCAATTAACTGCTTCTTTTCTTCATCTGCTTTTGCTAATGATAAAAAGTCATTATTGAAGAACACAAAGTTTTCCTCAATCGCAGGGAATTTAACAACGGAAATAGCATCAACGCCAAACATATCAGCAGTTTCATCTATTATTAATTCTATAAGTTTTTTCTTTTTCGCCATAACACTAATAAATATAAAGTTCGTTTTTTTGTTTATAATGTAGCTTGAACATCTAGTTCTTGTTGCAATGCCTGAGCATTAGAAATATCGTTTTCTACAACATACGCTTGTACAGGTTGGGGTTCACCCAATGCTGTAGCTTCTATTCCTTCTAAATTGGGTATAAGTCCTTCACCACCTATTCCTGTTGGCATAGCAGGTGCAGATGTTGCAGAAACATCTATATCACCACCACCACCACCACCAGGCGTTTTAACTTTTTTAAATATAGCTTTAGCTGATACAATTCCTGATAATACAGCAGCAACACCTGTAGCAATAGCACCTAAATTAGCAGGGAAAGGTAAACCTGCACCTGCTTTAATTGCTGCTGAAACACCTTGTGCTGAATTAATTAATATATTAGCTAATGCAGTTGCTTTAGCTAGTTTTGTTCCTTCACCTGCAAGTTGTCCTAAGCTACCAAGAATACTTTGTGCGCCTTGTATTTCCATAGCTTTTACAGCAGCTATTTGCTGTTCTTTTATTTTCTTTTGTTCTTCTGCCTTCTTTTTTTCTAAAGCTAATAAATCCTGTGCTTCTTTTTCTTTTAGCTTTTTTAAATCATCTGCTGCCTTCTGCTCTATTCCTAACCTCTTTTCTTCTGCTTTTATTAATGCTTCAATTTCTTTATTAGTAATTTCTGCCGTTACTTCTAAGTTAAGTTCTCTTGCTTGATTTGTTAATTCTATCCTTGCTAATCTTTCTTTTTCAATTCGTTCTTCTTCTTTAGCAATTTGATTTGTAAAAGTTCCTATTTCGGCAGCTACTCTTTTTTGTTTTAATACTGAAGCTGTTTGTAGGTCTATCAATCTTGCTCTTTCTGCTGCTAAATTTGCAATATCTTCTTCACTTGATTTTCCTAAATCTATAATGTCTTGTAAAGCATTTACTTTTTTTTGTTGTGTTTCTAACTCTAAATCTGCTACTCTTTTTTCTTCTGCTACTGCTGTTTTTAAAGCAGCTAACCTTTCTTGCATAGTTTTTGTATCATCTTCTGCTAATAACCTAGATTCTGCAATTATTTTATTTGCTTTAGACCTTTCAAGCATTAAGTCCCTTTCTTCATCTCTTACAGTTTGTAGTGCTTGTGTTAGTCCATCAATAGCTTTAGTTTCTTCTTTTATTTCCGTAAAAGTTCCTGTAAATGAATCCTTAAATGCTTTAAATGGGTTTTTTAATTTTATTAATGATTTTATAAAATCTTCTGCTCTATCTCTAATTACATCAAAAGCTGCACCCACTTGTGCTGATATTCTTTCAAACCTTCTAGCTGTTTCTATATTGCCACTAAAAATTTCTTTCAATTTCATAAAGGCAGAAATAATAAGACCTATTCCTAACGCTTTAAAAGCAACGCCCAATCCTTTAGCAGCACCTGTCATTCCACCAAGTCCTGACTTAGCACCCTTTGCAGATTTATCTACGCCTTTAACGCCTTTTTCTACTTGGTCAATACCTTTAACGGCATCTTTACTATCTACCTTTAATTTTATTGTCTTATCTATCGCCATATTAATCGTGTTATTTCTTTAAACATTCTTCTAAAACTTGTGTGATATTCTTCCATACCATAAGCGAAATCTAATTCCCTTCCTTTATATTCTACTAACTGTAAATGGTCAATAGATGGTATTATTATCTTTGATGTTGCTTCTATATATTTTTTTAATTCCATAATAAAAATTGTTCATTTTCTAATACTATATGGTCATAATTTTGCCATAACGCCCAATTTGCTTTATAAGGCAACATAATACTTGGGATTCTTTGCACCATTATTTCAACTGTTAATGCCCAACTCTTTTTAGTGTCTGTTTGACTATCATCTAATCCAAACAATAATTCATTATCCGTTTGACTAATATAAAGAGTTGATGTTGTTGTTACATCTTTAATAGACCAACCTAGAACACCACCTGCTATTCCTATTTGTGAAACTGTACCTGCTTTGCTAACAAAGACTGTATTGTAATTAAAACTTTCTGTATCACCAAGAGGATAGGTTGTGCTGCTACCACCTATAACAGTAGAAACACCATTTACGTTAACCATCATATTACAATTAGGCGGTATAATGATTTTTTGATTATTAGAATCATCTTCAGGGTAAGCATAACCCCTTGTATTGCCTTCTGTATGTCCTAGTAATATGATTTTATGTGCTTCACCCTGTAATAAAGGATTACCTTTTTTACTCGATTTATATTTTATTATAATATCATCACCAAAATAAGGTAGTATACTATTAGCATATTTAGATGTATCAACGCCTTTAATTAATGGAACATTACGACCACTTATTTTTCCTGACATTAATGTTTTTAACTGACCAAATCCAAGACCTGATAAGGGTGATTTTTGTGATTGGAAATTAATAGGTAAACTTCCTGTATTAGCTAAACAAGCATAGTTTCCCAGACCATCAGTATACCCACCAAATGGTTCACCACCATAGGCATAGCAACAGGCGGGGGATATATAGATTCCACTAAAATAACCAACCGTTTCTGGTGTGCAGCCTGGCGTTCCTTCAGGACACCAAGTTAAATAATTTCCTGATATTCCCACAGGAACTGAATCACAACCTTCTGCATTAGATAATGTATCTAAAACCTTCAATAAGGTAACTTTAGTTGATGCCTTCTCACCAACTTGGTAATTGCTTATAGTTAAAACTCGCCAATAACTATCCTTAATAAAAATTTCATCATTAAACTTAAAATCAAATATATCTACTTCATTTAAATTAAGGTGGCATTCCATAATTCTAGCATCAGAATTATATATATTATTTAGATAATTTTGCCAATATAAATAGTATAAGGAATTATTTGATAAAGTAAATTCAGCATTACTATAACTAAATACAGTTAGTTCAGGTGCTACAGGTGGCACAAAAGACCAATTTAAAGATTTATTACTTGATGATAATTGATAACTGCCTGTTGTGGTTATATCCCAAGCTGAACATAAAGGATATGTATTAAAAAAATAAGCCGTTATAGAAGCATCAGTAGGGTCTATTTTGTGCATATATATAAGGACTTGAGTTTCTTCAGTACCATTTATATTTGTAGCCGCACCACTATAATAAAATAGTTTTGGTTTAGTTGCTTTTAATTCAGCTTCATATCCAAACTCAACTTCTTTATAGCTAATCTCATATTGAATAGCCATACTAGGCAAATCTGTTCCATCTTGTTCGTTTGGGTTCTTAAATACCTGCTGATTAATATAAGGCGAAAACACAGGATTGTTTTTTAATTCACCTGTAGCAAAATCATTTTCTGTTTTATCATTATAGTATTTACCCCAAACATTTGCACTTGGCAATTCTTCTTTAATAGCTTTGTTCACTAAATCAACATCTTCTTTGTCTGTAAAGCTAATTATCTTTTTCTGTAATGATGTAGTATCTTTAACTATAACCTCTTTTGATACATCTAATTTATCAGTCCAATGTTTTAGTGTGCTACCATCTAAAAAATCATCATAGGGTTCGATAATTATATTAGAAGCGTTATCAGGGTCAGACATAATAACTAAATTAAATCTTTCTATAATGTCTTTTAAAAATGCTTTTTGTGTTATAGTTGGGTCTATACAAGCAGGAACATCTACAGTTGCACCCCATTGTCCAGGCGTGTAAGCTAACCAAGTACAGCTTATTCTTGAATAGTAGCTAGTGCCATCAATGTCCAAAGCACCTCTTTGAAGCTGAAATCTTGCTTGTCCTATAATTGTTGTTTCCACTTCAGGAACTATCATTTTAATACGAAATCTTGCACCAACAGATATATCTGCTAGGGGTATTACATATGACCATAGTTGAAAATAATTAGACAAACTTGTTCCTGCACCTGTTAATGATGTCATTGTGCCACTATATAGTATTTCGCCTGTTTCTACCCCTGCTGCATCTGTTTCATAACAGACTATATCAACAGGTATTGTATTATCAAACACGAAAGAAAGGTTAGTGCCACAAGCTAGAACATTATATTTTCTGCACCTTCCCTCTATTGTTAGTTCTTGCATTGTTGGACTAACTTTATGAAATATGTTATTAGTACTATCCCAAGCACCTGATGTATCGTTTATTTCATTATCAGCTTGAAAAATTTGAACACCACTATTAGGTT